AATGTTGTGGAAGTAGAGATTAAATAACTTCTCGGCGCGGGAGTGACGAAAAGACGAACAGACGTTAATCGGTATAAACCGAGATTGAGGAAAAACCGGAGTAGAAATACAGGCGGTGTGGACTCAATCGTGCAGGTTTAAATCCTGCCGCCCGCGCTGAGGTTTGAAAGGAGAGCGAAAATGTCAGAAGGACATTTTAAGGCTAAGTATAATTTTAGATGTGGATATTGTAAGAAGAACTTCAAAGCAGGTTCCGACTGTTTCTATATCTTAAAACACGGTAAGAAAGCCTGTGTCGAATGTAGAGAACATCTTGCAAGTAAGTTCTATGGAAGGGAGTCTTAATGAATAAAGACCAGCAGATAGAAGCAATAGAGAACATACTTTTATAAAAGGGAGGCTTAATGAAATGCCGCATCTGTGAAACAGAGTTTACACCCGTAAGGTCATGGCAGACTACGTGCAAGAAACCGGAGTGCCAGAGGAAAAATCGGAATAGAATCGCCCAGGAGTGGAGAAAAAAACACCCCGAGTATTACCGGGAATATGCAAAGTTATAAAATAACATTATTTGGTTTGTTTTTAAATATATACGGTGTAGAATTTAATTGTCAAGCAGGAAGGGGGACGCTCCTTTCTGGATTGGTTCAACGCCGGACTCCGTGGCCACGGCCGGGGTTCGGCTATTTTATTCATAGAGGGATTGATGCCGCAAGATAAGCTCACCGAAAAACAAATCCGTTTCTGTCAAGAATATATTATTGATTTGAATGGAACTCAGGCTGCTATAAGAGCAGGCTATTCCGAAGATACCGCTGCTTCAATAGCTTCAGAAAACCTAACAAAACCCAATATTCAGGAATATACCCAAGAACTCTTAGAAGATCGTGCTACACGCACCAAGGCGACAGCAGATAAAGTTATTAGCGAACTTTATCACCTTATATGTTTTGACCCTGCAATAATTTATGATGAAAATAATTGTCTCAAGGACATCGCTTCTATTCCTAAAGAAGCGCGTAAATCTATAGCGAGTATTGAAGTATTTGAAGAATACCAGAAGGCAGAAAATGGCAGAGGTAAAGAATTAATTGGTTTTACCAAGAAAGTAAAATTTTGGGATAAGACTAAAATTATCGAATTGATGGGAAAACATTTTAGATTATTAACCGATAAAACAGAAGTTTCTGGTCCTGGCGGAAATCCTCTTTTACCTCCAGCGATTATTTTTCAGGATAAAGAAGATGGCAAATGAACGATCGCCCAATAATCCGAACCTATATGTCTCCAAAGTGCCGGCAGGTATTAGGCGCAAAGGGGAAGCGATACAAGGTTCTTTACGGCGGAAGAGGCGGGCAGAAGTCTTGGGCGGTTGCGGATTATCTTATAGCCCGGACTTGTCAGGAAAAGCTAAGAATCCTATGCACAAGAGAAATCCAGAACTCAATCAAGGATTCGGTTTACAAATTACTTTGCGACCGCCTGCATGCTTTAGGATTAAAAAGACACTTCATCATCCGCGAAGATTTAATACGCTCAATAACAGGATCGGAATTTATTTTCAAAGGATTACACAGGAATATAGACGAAATAAAATCTACCGAAGGGATAGATGTATGCTGGGCGGAAGAGGCCAACAAAGTATCGGAGAATTCCTGGAAGATACTTATCCCGACAATCCGCAAAGAGAATTCAGAGATTATAGTTACCTTCAATCCAGAATTGGAGTCCGACCCGGCTTATCAGCGATTTATCCTGCATACTCCACCGGATACAGCAATCGCGGAGGTATCTTATGCGGATAATGACTATTTCCCCGATGTTCTGCGCCGAGAGATGGAGTGGTGTAAGAAGGTTGACCCGGATGCCTATGAGCATATTTGGGGAGGAAAGCTCAAAGGATACAGCGACGCGCTCATCTTCAAGGATAAGGTTTTTGTCGAGGAGTTTGAAATCCCGGATGGCGTGCAGTTTTACTATGGAGCCGATTTTGGCTTCTCGGTTGATGCCATGTGGATGGGGCGCTGCTTTATCAAAGATGGATGCCTTTATATATCGGATGAAGTTTATGGTGTCGGCATTGAAATCGATGATATGCCGAATTATTGGGGTAAGGTTCCCGATTCAAAGAAATGGACGATCAGGGCGGATAGCTCGCGCCCGGATACAATCAGCTATCTTAACCGTCAAGGATTCAATGTTGTTGGATCCGAAAAGGGTCCAGGCTCTGTTGAGGATGGTATATCATTCCTGCGCGGTTTTAAAAAGATTATCATTCATCCCCGCTGCCTTGGCGCAAAGAATAATTTTGAGAATTATCGCTGGAAGCAAGACAAGATTACTCAAGAGATATTACCTATCCCGGTGGATAAGCATAATCATTGCCCGGATGCGATCCGGTATGCTCTTGAGCCGTATATCAAAAAACCTGACGTATCCATCTCTGTCGTCTCACGCGATGTCTATTAAGAAAGGAAAAGATGGGATTATTTAATATTTTTCCCAAGAGATTTGAAGTCAAAGAGCTCCGTAAGCAGGTCAAGGACTTGCAGCACTCTATCAATATATTGATAGGCGACGTTACCCGGAAGAACGCTTACGCCGGGAACGCTTACACCGATTACCGGACGGCTATCGATGCCTTGGCGAAGAAGTATGAAGGAACCGCCGACTGGGGGGTGTTACAGGTAGGAAACATCATAGACTTGCGCAGCGCGTTCATCATCGGCCAGGGAGTGAAATTAATCGAGTCCAATAAGGATAAGCTGCCGGCAGGCCAGAAGTCGCGGGAATTCGAGTTCATAGAAAACTTCATCAAGCATAACAACCTTGACGAAGAGATGCCGCAGGAGCTGGCCAAGGAGGCGGAGATCGAGGGCCGCTGTCTGGTGAAGCTTACGCCGAATATAGACAAGAAGCAGATAGATGTACGCTTCATCTCGTATTCGGCTAAGGGGTATAAGGTTGAAAGCGCCAAAGGGGATTATCAGCACTACGTTAAAGTCTCTTACGGTCCGGCATCGACAAATACCGATGGACGTTCAGAATTAGATATGAACGACCTTGAATCCAATCAGATGATCCTTGAGGAAAATCAATTTGTATATAAGAAATTCGCCGGACGGCTCAGTAAGGTAAACGACCTCATGCCCAAGACGGCCAAAGTCCTTACGCAGTGCGAGAACCTCGATAAGGCGCTTTGGGACTGGCGCAAAATTAACAGCCTTTTTGCCAAGCCGACTCCGACAATCGAATGTGAAAACGGAAACGATACGGCCAAGATAACTGCTGAACTTGAGAACAGCAAGTGGAACATCGGTAAACTTCTTGTCTTGGCCGGAGCAGAGTATAAGCTTGTCGGGGCGGACATAGCGGGAACCGAAGCCTTGGAGAAAGAGATAATCGCCCTGGCGAAAGTCATCTCCGGTGCAACCGGCGTTCCTGTGAACTTCCTCGGATATCCCGACCTAATAAGCAACAAGTCGCTGTCAACCGACCTGTTTGAGTTGATAAACGCCTCTACTAATAAGGAGCGCCATATCTGGGAGGGGTTCTACGAGGAACTATTCAACAAAGCCTTGATGATGGCGAATAAGGAATTTCAGGGAGGGTATAAAGAAGATAATGTTAAGGCCCAGATACTTCAGATAACCGAGGCCAAGATAAGAGAACTCTCTGAAGTGTGGCTTCCTCTTTACACCTCCGGAGTTGTCGATCTTGACTATATGCTGTCCAAGATCCCGGACGCCGATCCGGATAGAATAAAGAAGTCGCAAGAAGAAAGCGCGATAAAGACGCTGGAGTCGATCAAAGACGCCGAGCGACAAAGAACAAAAGAAGACGCCTCCATGGAAGGAGCGTACCGATGAAACATATAACAATCAAAGCAGAGATCCAGAACTTGGCAAAAAAAGAGATACTTGAAATGGTTCCGGCAGATACCATCGAGAGGATCAAGACAACAGACGCGAAGCCTGTTTTCAAAGTCTACAGCGTCGGACATGAAGGAACGGCTAATGCCCAAGAACTTTCTTTCGGCCAAAAATTAAGCAAGGCATATCATTACGTCAAGAACGCAGTTTTAAGCCTGGCCGAAAAACTGCAATTCGGAACTCCCATATTCCGCAATCATGCCGACACGAATGAGCACGCAGGGCGCGAACAGGTGGGAGAACTCGTAGGCAAGGCGGTAAAAATAATAGGCGATAAGTTATCTGCCTTAGCCGTAACTTACATCTATCCGCAATATCGCGATCTCCCCTTGAATATTGCCAGTATCGAGGGAGAAGTGGAATATTTTGCCAAAGGCAATAACGGCGGAGAAGTTATAAATGTGTTGAAGATAACAGGGATAGCTTTGGGCAACTCTAAGGAGGTGTCCCCGGCTTTTCCGGGAGCAACTTTGCAAGGAGTATTGCAGGCTTTCTCAAAAAATAACCGTCCAGCGGAGGGTAAAATGGAGAAACAGGAAATCATCGACGCAATCAGGGAAGGCAAGTTCACGATAACCGATATCTTTACGGCCGATGAGATCGTCGCAAGCGAACCGGCGATCAAGGCCAAGCAAAAAGAATACGAGCATTCCAAGCGCCTTGAGAAACAGTTGGGCGAAGAGCGCGAGAGGATGATCGATGTCACCAAAGAGCGCGACGAGGCCCAGGGAAAAGTAAAGACGTTGAACGAGCAGGTCAGCCAGACCAAGACAAAAGATCTCTTCATCAAGGCTAACGAGACCAGGAAATTCAACGACAAGCAGAAAGGATTCATCGAGAGGCGTCTCGGAGCTTTCAAATCAGAGAAGTCCGGGGAGGAATTGCAGCTTGAATTCGAGAGATACCTTGACGGAGAGATAAAGGAGTTCGGCGAATACGCCAAGGTGATGGGGATTGAAACCAAAGATGCTGAACCGAACAAGGACAAGGGTACGGATGCCGATGATGGGAATTCCGGTCAGGATATGAGCAACCCAAAGGATAACGACTTTATCCCACAAGGGTAAAATTACTGCTTTTAACGACCCTTTAAAAAGCAGAGAATAAGACAAGGGGAAAGCGATATTTAAAAAATCGAGGAGGAAAGAAGATGAGTGAAACCAATCTGAAGTTAAGAAGCGACATTTTCGCTTCGATGGAGCTTACCACTCCTACGGCAGGATACACGGCCGGGCAGATGGTAAAAGTCGAAGATACAGTCGGGTTGATAGTGGAGACCAAGACTGTCGGTCAGACTGCGGTTCTGGTTTACAGGTGCTAAAAAGTTGTTGTCCCTAAATCGACAGGGGTAACCTTTGCCGCTGGCGATAAAGTCTATTTCGATTCAGCCGCCGCCGCCGTAACGAGCACCTCCGCGGGCAACACTCTTTGCGGACGCTGCACGGTAGCCGCGGGATCAAGCGCCACCACGGTCGAGATAGATCTGAACGGGGCCTGCGCGGCCTAAATTACCAGAGGCCGGGAAGGTCTCGATATATTCTAACCGAAAAATCAAGGAGGAACGATGAAAGGTAAAATCATAGCGGACTGGAGTAAGGTCAAGTTCGCCCCGGCCGCGAACGGTCAGAACGTGGTTGCCCCTTCGAGCCGTGCGAAATTGATCGGAGCGTTACAGCATTTCATGCGGATGCCTGACGCCAAAGATAGCCCGATCCGCAGGGCAATGCAGCACTTCGCGACAAAAGGCGATTTCCCCGCCGAAATTCTGCAAATCCTGGAGAAATTCCATGCCGTTCCGGATTATGA